CATATTCGAGGTCGAAATCGCCGGGCGCGGCGGTGTCGGTGCTGACGGCGTTCTGGTCGTCCATGGATCAGTCCTGTCGATAAGAATTGGTGTGTGTGTGTGATGCAGGTGGCTGCGGAAGGCAGGATCAGAGACCCAGCGCACTGCGGTGCTGCGCCATCAGGTCGACGCCGCCCACGATCTCGATCATGCCGAGCACGTCAATTTCCACCTGGACAGCGCCGTTCCACGTCAGCTTGAAGTAGCTGAGCTGGCTCTTGACCTTGAATTCGGTGTCCTCGCCGGGCTTCCATTCGCCCAGGTCGATTTCCTCGTGGCGACCACGGGTCACGATTTCGACGGTGTCGACCGCGCCGGTGTAGTCGTTCTGGAACGAGCCGACGAACCGCTGCTGAACACCCGAAAGGCTGAGCTGACCATATTGGCGCAGGATAGCGCGCATGGGGCCGCCATAGGTCGCCTCCATCTCCAGCGCCTCGCCCCCCATGTCGACCTTTACGGCGCGGCCCATGCCGCCCGCGCGATAATCCTCGAACTTGCGCACGAGCTTGGGCGGCGTGATCGAGACGGTTTCACCTATGAAGGCTTCGCCGTCGTTGAACATCATCATCTGTTTGAGCTTGCTGGGGAACGCCATCGCGTCGATCCTTTGTCTGTCGGGTTAAGGGAGGCGATCAGGCGCCTGCGGCCAGGGCGGCGAAATCGGCGAAGAATTCGTCGCTGATCTCCTGCTGCAACGACAGCGCCTCAAGCGGCGGCACGAAGGTGTAGCGATAGCCGATGACGAGCCTGCCCGCCTTCAGGCTGGCGACGGGGTTCCGTTCGCCATCGAACAGCGCGACGGCGCCGAGGATGCGCCCGGCGCGCGTTTCGGCGCGGAATTTTTCGTTGATCTGTTCGACGATGTCCTTTGCCAGGCTGGGCAAGAGCGGCTTGTCCATCGCCCAGACGAGGCCCAGCGCGACGGTATCGGCGAGGATCTGCGCGGTGCGGCAAGCGGATTCGAACGCGAAGTCGCTGTCCGGGGCGGCGCAGGTACGGTTGCCCCAGAAGCGGAGCGCGCCGCCCAGGCGAACGACCGTCACAATTTCCGATGCGTTCAGCACGTTGGCGTCGCAGGCGGCGTCCTGAATATCGAAGGCGACATCGGCGGTCAGGCCATCGAGATCGGCAAGATCGACGTTGGAGAGCGTCTTGTGCCACCCCTGCGCCTGATCGATCGCGGCGCGGGCACCCATCGCCACCGCCGCGACGGGCACGGGGATGCTGGCCCCCGCCGCGCCATAGGGCGCGGTGACGCCGGGCCACAGCAGGGTCAGTTCGCGGGCGTCGGGGAAGAGCGCACGGTAGGCGATGGCCTCACCACGGTCATCGCCGATCGCCTGGGCATAGACGCGCGCGCGCAGGCGTTTGCCGATCGTCACCAGCGCCTTTGTCACCAGCTCGGATTCAAGACCCGGTGCGCCGATGATGCGCGGGTGCAGATCGAGCTGCGCCGACGCGGTAAGCAGCGCCTGCATCCCGGTCTTCACGCCAGCCTCATCAGTGCCGATCACGGCGGCCGTGGTGGTTGCCGCGTCGGCGCCCGGGGCGACGCGCACGACGACGACCGGCGCGGCGGCCTGTCCCGCGATCGCGCGCAGCGCCGCCCGCAGCGTGCCGCCCTCCCCCGCCTTGTCGATGGCATCGTCGAGGTTCGTGACCCTTACGGCGGTATCGAGCGGGAACGCCCCGGCGGCGGCGTCAGGAGCCGTCGCGACGATACCGATGACGGCGGTGGCGATGGTGGCGATCGACCGCGAGGAGGATTTTACCTCGGTAACGTTGATCCCGTGCAGGAAGCTCATGATCGAACCTTTCAGGCGAGCGCCGACAGGGCGCGGATGGTGGAGGTGGCGGTGAAAGCGGGGTTGCCCGTGACGTCGGTGCGGCGACCGGTGACGGTCAGCACGACCTGATACGGCGACGCGCCGGGCGACAGCGACACCTGTGCGATTCGGGCACGCCCCTCCTGCCGCAGCAGCGCCAGGGCGGCGGCCGCGAAGATGCGCATGCGGCCCGCCGGATTGTTGGGCTGATCCAGTTGCGCGGGGATAAAGGAACCGTAATCGCGTCGGCCAACACGCGTCCCGATCGGCGTCGAGAGGATGTCGTCGATCGACTGCGCCAGGTGATCGGCACCCGCGACCAGTGCGCCCGTGTGGCGGTTCATACCGATCATTGCGGCGGGCCCGACATCGAATTGCCCGATTGCACCCGGGTGTGGACGTGGTCCTTCAGACTCTTGCCGCCACCTATGACGTCGCGCGCAGCGGTGATCGTCTCGGTTGCGGTGATGGCACCATCGACCGCCAGATCGCCCTGCCAGGATGCACCGCCATCGGCGACGATCGTGATCCGGGCGTCGGCGGGCAGGACGACGGTGAGGCTGTGCGTTACGGGGTCGTAGCCGATGTTTGCCCGATCGGCGAAGGCGGCGAGCAGCGACGTGTCGTTGGCAGGATGCGGATGGGCGCTGCTCGACAAGCTGCCAATGATGATGCCGCGCGCGGCATCCGCTTCGGGCGACAGGACCACCACCTGTTCGCCCACCGACGGTGGCGACCAGATCCGCGTCTCCCCGGCGCGCGGCGCGAGCCAGGGGATATCGCCGGTGACGAGGTCATCGGCAAATTCCACGCGCGCGGTGCCCGCGGCATGGTCGACGGCGACCACGATGCCTTCGCGGATAAGGTCGCCAATCAGGCGTTGGATGTCGGCGGGATCGGCCATTGCCGCCCGACCATGCGCGGCGCGCCGATGGAAGCGAGCGGCTGCTCTTGTAGAATGCGTTTCTACAAGAGCAGGCGTCCGGTCAATTTCCGGCCGTACCGGCTCCCACCGGGCGCCCAGCGGATCGGCAAGGTTTCGATGTCGCCGACCTCAGCGCTGACGCGACCATCATAATCTTGCTCGCAGCCCTTGGCAGACGGGACCGGTCGAATTTGGTGGTTCACGGTCCGTCCTCTGTCAGACGGCTTGGCAACCGATAGCAGCTATGCGCGACGCATGTGCCACGCGCACAATCGGTCGAGGACCAAAAATGCGCGAACAGTCCGTTAACCCTGAAGGTGATAACAGTCGGAGATGATCCCGTCCAAACAAGGCGTCGCCCATCGGCTGCTGTTGGTCTTGCCACCGGCGGGAACAGGCATCGCCTATTATCTGGCAGCCATCACGTCACTTGTTCTGACCCAGGGGCATGATGGCATTGCGATGCTCTGGCCAGCGAGCGGTATTCTGTTTGCCGTATTACTGGTCGTGCCGAGCCAGCGTGCGGGCTGGCACCTGACAGCTGCGGCGCTGGGCAGCCTCGTCGCCAATCTCGAATCCGGAAACGCACTGCTCGTGTCGATCGGCTTCACGGTCGCGAACTTGGCGGAATCTGCATTTGCGACTTGGCTGCTGCGGACGCGCAGCAAGTGTCGCATCTCGTTCACCGATCCCAACGCTCTGATCTGCTTCTGCATGGCGGCAACCGTCGGGACGATGACGAGCGCCACGATCGCGGTTGGTATAGTCCCCGTTGCGTCGATCGGCTTCTGGTTCTCCTGGTTCTCGACGGACCTGCTCGGGGTCCTCGTCGTGACACCGCTGGTGCTGATCGTTGGTCGGTCGCTCAACCGTCATCGTTTCCGCGGTGCGGTTGCAGCTGCGCCGAAGGCGATCGTGGTGTTCGCCATGGTGGCGATGGTCACCGGCCTGACCTTCTCCCAGTCCAGCTACCCACTTCTCTTTCTGCCGATGCTCGCGGTTCTGATCGCGGCGTTCAGATTGGGGCCTGTTGGTGCGGCGGGCGGCGTGCTGATCGTCGCGACGGTCAGCTCAATTGGAGTCATCTTCGGGGCTGGCCCGCAGACCCTCGTTAACGGCGACGCGCTGGCCCACAGCCTCTTCCTTCAATGCTACCTGCTCACCGTTTTCGCCGCGACTCTCCCGATCGCAACATTGCTTGCCGCCCGCCAAAAGCTGGTCGATCACCTCGCCACTAGAATGCGC